CGAGAGCGACTGGTTAAGTTCTGCCTGTTGCTCCAGGCGCTGAGCGATCTGCTCGAAGTCTTGGACGTTGATGGTAGGGAACGAATTGATGGTGATCGCCAGCTCAATCACTTGCTCGGCTGTCAGCTCAAACCATTCCCGGCCACCATCGAGCTTCATGTTGGCAAGCGCCGAGTGTAGTTGCTTTTCGATTCCATGAGCGTCCGAAACTTGGCGATCAAGAACCAACTGAATTCGGTTTCCGTTCGCGGTCTGGAGCGACTGCATCCGCTTAGTTACGTTATTACTAATGCCGACCTTATAGTGGCCCTGCCCCGCTCGCATGATGTAGACGTGTTTCACTGATTAACTCCTTACTTTACTTTTCTATTTTATCACATCGGGGCAGGGGAGTGCCCTTCACCCCTGTTAGATTTGTTCGTCATTTGTTCGGTCCCCCGCCACTTCCCCGTTCGGTATTTGTTCGCTTTCGATGGTTAACAAGGCATAGGGCGACCGAACAAATTACTTGTACGTAGCTGTTGCAGATAAAGAGCTTGTGTTATAACTAGAGCCATGGTAAAGAAGCAGGAACCGCCCCTCGCTAAGTTCATCGCAGAGCCTAAGAAGATCACCACTCGCAAGTCAGCCAGTCTAGACATGGTGTATCAAATTGTGCTCGAGACTGAGGACCCGGTGCTGGGCAGACTAGGTGGAGAGCTGACTGCCGAGACGATGCTTGATATCGAGGTTCGCCTGCCGTGAGTCAGCTCGTGCTGATCTTTTTGGGCGTCTTCGCCGTATGGAAGCTGACCTGGATGCTCCAGGATTATGACGGCCCCCTCGACATCATCAAGCGATTCCGTGAGACCACCAACAAGCTTCAGAAGCGAGCTGGTCGGAAGCTCCTGAACTTCGAGTGCTTCTTCTGCTTGTCCACGGTCGTCGCCATTCCGCTGGCCTTCTACCTGGCTGACGGCTGGGACATCCTCGTCTATTGGTTTGGGATCGCTGGCGTCGCCTGGTTCGTGAACGTCGCAAACGAGAGGCTGGCTTAGATGGCCTGCAACTGCGGCAAGATCACCACCGAGCTGGTCTGCAGTGAGTGCGGGGCCGGGTCGAGCGTCCGGCACCTGAAGTCCCGTGATCCGATCCAGGCGGCAGCTATGCAAAATCTAACGTGTAGTTATTGCGATGGAACCGTATGGCAAACAAGCTCGTAAGACGCAAGGGCAAATTCGTTCGCGAGCAGTCCTGGCTGGAGTGGCTGAAGTCCAAACTTACAAAATAAATTTGCCGGTTACGCTTATTGCATGTTATGTATAAGGTCAGTGATTACCAGAAACAAAGTTATAGAGCGCAACAAACTGACCTTTGTTCTGACGCCTCAAAAGATCTACATTCTCAACCGGTTGCAAGCGTTCTACTTGGAACCTCGAGAGCCGTACTGGAAGCGCCGCATGCTGTTCATCGGCATGCTGGTCGAGCTAGGCGAAGTCACAGACCTCGATTCACTGGCTCGCTACTGCGGCGACAAAGTGCGCTGGGTGCCAACGAATCGCTTTAATGATAATATTAGAAGGTATATAAAGGAGACTCACCATGAGCTTGATTCAACGATATGACGGCAAAGACGTACACAAAGAAAACGGCAAGTTCCTTCTGAAGGACGGCGACAAGGTTGTAGGCACCTACACCAGCATGGCTGGCTTGACCAAGGCGAACCCTCGAGGTCGCAGCTCGACCACTGCTACCACGGCGACTGCTCCAGCAGCTGCACCCAAAGCACCGGCCAAGAAACCCGCTGCCAAGGTAGCCCCAAAAGCTGACGACAAGGCGTAGTACCCGCAGAGCACAATGGCAACTACAAAGCAAGTTCCGGCCAAGAAGGCATCGAATAATCCAACCGGCAAGGGTGGCTTTGCTGATCACCCGGAGAACCGCAGTGACGGTGGCTGGGACAAAGCAGACTCGATCAGTTATCAGTACAACAGCCTGATGCGGTTCTCACCCAAACAACTGGCGACTTTCAAGCCTGAGACCGTGGCACAGGAGATTGCTCTCATGCGCTTGCAGCAGGCCAGGATGCGATCAGGGCTGGGCGATGCCAAGGAGATTACGGACAGGACCGAAGGCAAGGCCGCTCAGAGCATCGACCTGACCTCTGGCGGAGACAAGTTAAGCGTGGCATTAGTTCAGTACATCGGCAATGATTCCAACGATAATCAAGACCCCGGTCAAGATACCGGTTCAGTTCAAGGAGCTTAGTAATCCGCAATGGAGAAACCTTGTTTTCTATGGGGGACGAGCTGGCGGTAAGAGCCGGGCCGTAGCAGAACACCTGTTATTGCAGGGACGTGAGAAGAAGCTCCGCATCCTGGCTACCCGTGAGATTCAGAACACCATCAAGGACTCTGTACTCCGTCTACTGGCTGATCTGATCGAGCTGTATAACTTCACAGATTATGAAGTCCAGCGGGATGTCATAATAAATAGGATCACCGGTACAGAGTTCTTATTCAAGGGACTCCGGCTGAACATCAACGAGATCAAGTCGACTGAGGGCATCGACAAGTGCTGGGTCGAAGAGGCCCAGGCGGTGACGGACAAGAGCCTCGACATTCTGGCGCCGACCATCCGTAAGCCTGGCAGTCAGATAATTTTCACCTTCAACCGGATGCTCGAGCTGGACCCTGTGTACGTGCGGTACGTCCAGAACAAGCCGCCATCTACCTACGTGAAGAAGGTCAACTACGACGTACTCGACAACCTAGGGCTACTGCCTGACGTGGTGAAGCTGGAGATAGAGGCCGACCGGCCTAACCCCAGCGTGTTCGCTCACAAGTGGCTCGGTGAACCCATCGGCCAGACGGAGCGCAGCATCATCAGCCGTGAGTCGATCCTCGAGGCCATGCGCCGTGAGGTTGAGGACGACGGCCAGGAAGAGATCGGCGTGGATGTTGCCCGGATGGGTGGCGACCGCACAGTGCTCTGGAAGCGCAAGGGCCTGAAGACTCTCGACTACAGCATCCACCACAAGCTCAGGACTACCGAAGTCTGCGACGTGATCGAGCAATTCTCCGGCTTTAACAAGGAGACGCTCATCAAGGTGGACGACACAGGCGTCGGCGGGGGAGTAACCGACGAGCTGATTAAGCGTGAGTACAACGTCATGCCCATTAACTTCGGTGGTGAGCCAATGGACAAGGACAAGTACCCGAACTGGATCAGCGAAGCCTGGTTCTACATGTCCGAGATTATGCCGAGTATCCAGCTACCCATGCACAGCGACCTCTTGATGGAGCTGTCGACCCGTCAGTGGCAGCAGGACACCAAGGGCAAGCGTCGTGTCGAGAGCAAGCTCGAGTACAAAAAGCGTGGCTTTAGATCGCCCGACATAGCTGATGCCTGCATCATTTGTTATTACACGCCCACCGTGACCCCAATAACGTGGGCCACAGCAGATGACATATAACTCTTACGGTGCACTATAATTAAAGGAGAACCTAAACGAGCCGCCTCAATGAATCCGAAAACCTTGTTCAACAGAATTTTCTCTAGTAAAACCACAACACCAGTCGTACCAGCCGGAAGCATCCAAGACGAAGCTTGGTGGACCCCTGTTGGCGGGCCAGGATTGTATGAAGAATACAAGCACGGAGATTATGAGAACGCTTACGGCAGCGTCACAAAGATAGTCCAGGGCTTCGCCTCGGTTCAGCCCTACGCCGTAGATGACAATGGCGAGCTGATCAAACAGCACCCGGTCATTGACACCCTGTATAACCCGAACAAACAAATGAGCGCTTATGACTTCCGTGAGGCGCTTGCTTTGATGTTTCTCATTCACGACGAGGTGTATGTCCGAGTCCACTCCAAGAGCGGAGCTAACAGCAGGGGCCGAATCAACTCTGAGCGCATCGAAGGGTTTACCTTCCTCGAGAACGTCACCCCTACGGTCATCGAGAACCGTCGCGCCTTCATGCTCAAGGGCGAGCAGATCTATGACGATGAGGTGCTGTGCCTCAACTCAGCCAACCCGTATGACCTCTCCAAAGGCTACTCAGCATCGAGAGCGTCACGGCGCTGGACACGCTTAGACGACTACATAGCAGATTACCAAA